AGCGAAGCACCTTGTCCTCGGGCGAATGTTGCAGGTAGATGAAGCCGGACTTGGAGCGTTCCCCTTCGGCGTTCTCGAGGCCGCAGCGGGAGGCGCGCTTGGAGAAGCCGAATTTGTACCGGGCAGGTTCGCCCTTGGTTCGGTAGAGGAAGCCGGCGTCTCGGGAATAGTTGACCCACTCAGCTGAGCCGGCGCCGAGGTAGGCCAGTTGGGACGGCGTCATGCTGTCGAGGTCGTCGGCGGACTTCGGCTTCGTGGTATGGTGCATGTAGATCATGGCGGCCTTCGTGCGCTTGAGGACGGGGTCGACCTGCGTGCGTAGCCATTCGGTCGTCAGGGACTGATCGGCAATATCGAAGCCAGCGTAAGCCAGGAGCGGGTCAATCCAGACGACCTCTGCCTGATGGCGAAGGATGAGGTTCTCGAGGAATTCAGGGAAGGCGCCGCCGATGTGTTTCGTGTCGCGGACGATGGCGATATTCTGTTTCAACCTGGTCTTCTCGCTCAGGGTCATCTTGCAGGTCGAACCTTGCCAAGATTCCGCAATGTCACCCCCGTCGTTCTCCGCTTGCAGAATAAGGGTCCGAAGAGGACGCACGGGAGCGAGGCCGAAGACGGATTGCCCGAGGGCCCACGACGTCGCGATCTGCATCATGAGGGACGACTTACCCGTGCCGGAGAAGCCGACGATTGAAACCGCGTAGCCTTCGCAGAGCCAGCGGCGGGCCTTGCCGACGAGGACAGTCTTGTCGTCGAGGGGATTGAAGTCGTCGAGGGCGTCGAGGTCGAACCATTCGCCGATATCCTTTTCGCGTTTGGCGGCCTTGCGCTGCTCGGCTAGGCGGCCATAGTGCTCGAGGAGGGCGTCGGGGTTGGTCGCCCGTGAGGCAATGTCGGAGGCCTGACGGAGGAGCGAGGCATTCGCAATCAGGTCGACGTGCTCTTCGCGGTAGGGGTTAAAGCCGACCTCACTGACGAGGAATGACACGGCGGAGGCCTCGACAGGGGAGCCCATGTCGCGCAGTTTCTGGGTGACTGTCAGTTCGTCGGCCGTGATGCCGTCGACGCCCAGGGAGAGCATGGCGCCGACAATGTCCTGATGGACCGGCTCGACGAAGTCGGAGGCCTTGAGGGCGGGAGGGAAAGGGAGAATGTCACGAAGCAGGACGCCGAGGAGGTGGCGTTCCGCGGCGACGTTATTCGGCGGGATCATGGGAGAGAGATGTGGAGGGATGGGGGCGTGGATGCCCTGCGTCAAATGTTTTAACGCCGTTTGGCCGGCGGACCGAAGTGAGCCATCTTGCGGAGTCGGGTCTTGGTCACGACGCGGAAGTCGCGTTGAACCAGTTTGCCCATCTTCATGGCGTGGCGGATGTAGCGCTCGGCGTTATTCGAGGCGATGCCCCAAAGGGGCGCCCACTGTTCGCGGGTGCGGAAGCCGGCGTCGGGCTTCTGGGCGGACTTGTTGATATCGGCGAGCACGGCGCGGAGGATAGGCTCCGAGACGGCTCGCGAGTAAAGAAGCTTGGTGCCTTTTCTGCTCATCGGGATTTAGGGGTAAAGCATTTGATTTCGGTCTGCCAGTACCATTTGCCGTCCCCTAGCTTGTGGATGATCCATGCTTTCCATTCCCGGTCTTTATACCAGCCAGCGATGAAGCCATTGTTATGTTTCGCGGCGGAGAGCGTATTCTCGCTGTAATCCAGTAGGTCGAGCTGAGCCAGGGCGGGAGACATATACGCGGCGCCTCGGCCGTACTTCGGCAGATTGACTTGTTGTCCCGTATGGCCGTGGCCGCAAAGGAAGAGGCCTCCTTCCGTCCCATAGAACATACCCATCTTCGTCAGGTCGCTGCCGATACCATGATGCCCGGTGATCGGGCCGATGCGGAGTGGCTTGTCGCGTCGATATGGAAGGATTACCTTGGCTCCTGCCTTGCGGGCGGCTCGGTTGATTTCTGAGAATTTGTCGGCGCAGAAGTCGCGGACGACCGATGATTGATGTGATCGTGCCAGGGCTTCGAGGCGATACTCATGATTACCCCACATGACATGCGTGGGACGGAAGCGGCCAAGAAAGTCTTTGCCGGCGGCAAGGTCGTCTTGGATTGAGCGGACGCCCTCCATCTCATTCATCGCCCCTTTGCGCAGCGCGGCGCAATCAAAGTGGTCTCCGCCCCCGATACGAATGTCGGGCTTGAAATCGGAGCAATACGCATAGAGGGCCGCAAGGCTATCAGCACAGGCTAATTCTCCATGATTATCAGAAGCCCAGACAAACTTGGTAATCTTGCTCATGTTATTCGGTGGGAATGGGGAGGCCTTGGTCGTAGGCCTTGAGCATCTCGTCGCGGCGCCGGCGGGCGGCCTCGAGGTCGCCTCCGAGATTCTGGAGGATATCGGTCTTCCGACGGCGAAGGCGGAACCACCAGCAGCCGCCAAGCTTCTGGAGATGGTGATTGGGGTTCTCGGCCTTGATGATCGGGTCGCGGCCGTCCCGACCTGCCCGGGTGTATTTCGGGCACGCGAGGAGGAAGTCGATTCGCTCCTGGCTAAGACCGGCACGGAGCGCCCACTGGATGCGCTCTTCGAGCGAGAGGGCGTCGTCGGTGGTCATAGGCGCCAGGTCTTCGCGATGTAACGGCCTTCCTGCATGATGGCGTTTCGAGAGTTAGGGGCGAAGGTCATCTCGAGGTCGAAAGCGTAGCGTTCGCGGATGGCTAAGATGCTTTCGAGCTCTTCCGTGTTCGCGGCCTCGACGCCGGCGGTCGAGACGTAGATCGTGCGGACCTTCCAGCCGAGGTCGTGCAGGATTTCCTGACAGACCACCAGTTCGTTAACATAGCGCCAATCGGAAACGACGACAGTCTCAGGCGCTTGCTCTCCGGGCGTCATCTGGATGGGGCAGTAGTACGCAAGGTTCTTGGCGAATATGTCCTTATCGATTGACCGGGCGAGTCGGCCAGCGGCGACTAGGAAGTCGCGATGCTGGCATTTGAAGGCCTCGTTGTGGAAGTCGCCCTCGAGGTTGAGGCTCATCAGGTAATCATTCGCCGCGTCCTTGAGGTAGTCTGCGAACGACTGTTTACGCGAAGGCCTCGTCGACCATTCGAGGATACCCGAGGCGAGCGTATCCTTCCCGGCCCTGGCATAGCCGCAGATCAGGACAAGGGTGGGAGCGGCCATCGGCGTGGATGAGGCGGCCACGATTAATACGGGACGTCTTCTGGATTCGGCAGCGCGTCGGGCACGACGGGCTTCTGAGAGCCCTTCGGATACGAGAGCTTGTATTTGAATTGGGGTTTCCCATTGTATTCGCCGTTGGCTTCGACCTCGACTCCGACGAGCAGGGTCTGGCCGCAGGCGCCGTCGATGTATTGGAGGTACTCGGCAGGGGTCGCGTCCATGCGGATCTCTTTCATGAATTTGTTGGAGAATCTGCCGACGAGCATGGCGAGCGCCTTGCCGTACTTAGTCGAGAAGTTCTTGCTCAGGCAGAAGCCCTTGTCATCGACGAAGAAGAGGCGACAGGAGGCCGTGCCATCTTCCCAGACCTTAACCTTGTCGGTCCCCTTCGGGCGGATGAGTTTCAGTTTATAAGTTCCGTTGGTCGAGATGTTCGTCAGCGGGGGGCGTTCGTTGGTGGGTTCCATGTTAGGCGAAGGTGATGGGGGTGGCGGTGGTCGTGGTCTTGACGTCGATGACCTGGACGTCGTCAGGGTAGGCGGGCCAGACGCCGGAGGCCGTGCAATCCTTATACAGCGTCACGGCCTTCTCGAAGTCGGCGATGGCCCAGGACATGAGCTCAGGGCCGACCTCACAGACCGAACAGGCGAAGGGCGGCTCCTTCTCGACGAAGAGGAAGCGGAAGCCGAGGGGGCGGCGCCCGGTCGCGAGCTCGTAGACGAGGCGGTACCAATAGGCCTGGAGGTTGTATCGGTAATTCCTGATCGCCTTGAGCATGCCCGAAGGGGACGCGTCGTCGGTCGTCTTGATGTCCCAGAGGTAGTCGCCGGCCACGCCGTCGATGGCGGCCTTCAGCGGGACGCCGTTGTAGTCGACGTGATACATGACCTCGGTCGCGTCGAACTCCACGCCGAGGCGCTTGAGGGCGAAGCGGGCGGACGAGGCGACGAGATGCCCGAGGGCGGACTCCTCATAGTCGAGGATGGTCTTGCCTACGTTGGCGGTCTGGAAGGCTGCCCAAGTCTCCTTGCCTTCCTTGGTGCGTCGGTCGACCTCCGGGGCGGTAGCGTAGAGGTCGTTGAGCGTGTGGGGCTCAAGGATCGCGGAGTGAACGAAGGTTCCGAAGCGCATGGCCTTCGTCTCTTCGTGCGGGCTGTTGATGTAGGCCTGGTAGTGAGCCGGTGAGCCCTCGAGGAACTTCTTCGCGGCGGACTGGTTGAGCGCCGGGAAGGCGCGGTATTCTTTGCGGTCGTGGATTTGTGGCATGGTGGGAAAG